TCATATGTAGTATTATATTAACATAGATATTTTATGATAATTTCATAATTATTCTCAATCTCCTTATTACTTATATTATTTTTAATATTTTTATTTTGATTTTTTATCCTAGCATATCAGTTTTAATAATTGATGTGCTAGTATTAAAACTCAAAGGTGGTAGAGTTGAAGGAGAGAAAAACTAAGGTTAAAACTAAGGTATGGAAAGATGTAGATAAAGTTGTAAAAGCTACTACAGTTCCGAAAAAACTTAAGTGGTACGAAAGAGAAATGATAATAGTACCAAAAGGGGAAAAGGCATCTAGTTAATAGATGTCTTTTTATTTTATTTAAGGAGGTGAAACTTTGAGTTTAACCATAAAACAAGAAATATTTGTACAAAGGCTTCTTGAAGGGAATACTCAAGCAGAAGCCTACCGTTTTGCATATAATTGTGAAAACATGAAAGATAAGACAATAATTGAAAAAGCTTCTAAGTTAATGGCACAAGGCAATATTAGGGCAAGGTATGAGGAATTATTAGAAGAACATAAGCAAAAAGCGTTGTGGAACAGAAGCAAAGCAGAAGAAAAGCTTATGTGGTTACTTGATAAATCTCAAGAAGATATAGAATATAGAGGTTTAAAACAAGCCAACTCGAATTCAATGCTAAATACAATAAAAGAATTAAATACTCTCACTGATTTATACCCTAAGAAAAATAAAGAAGAAGATGTTAGTTTAGAAGATAGAGAAGCTGAAAAGATAGCTAATGCAATACTTGAATTGAGGGAAAGAAATGGAATTAGATAATTATACTCCTAAGCAAATTGAAGTACTAGAAAGTTTTGCTATAGATAATCCTAAAATTCTTATTTGTAGTGGGGCAAAAAGAGCAGGAAAAACTTTTATATTAATAAAAATATTTTTAGCTCATGTGTCTTTGTTTAGAAATAAAGGAGTTAGTTTTATAATTGGTGGAACTACTCAATCATCTATAAGAAGAAATATTTTAAATGACATGGAGTTGATTTTAGGTAGAGAAATAACTCTAGGTAAGGATAGTTCTTTTAAGTTATATGGGAATAAAATTTATTGTTTTCATGGTGCTAATGCAGATAGTTATAAGGCTATGAGAGGATTTACGAGTGCTGGTGCATTACTTAATGAAGCTACTACATTGCATGATAGTTTTGTAAAAGAAGCCATTTCAAGATGTTCTTATGAAGGGGCTAGAATTTTTATGGACACAAACCCGGAGAATCCTACTCATACAGTAAAAGTAGATTACATAGATAAAGACGGTCAGTTATTATCTAATGGACAATTAAATATAAAAGCTTTTAATTTTACTTTGTATGATAATACCTTTTTAAATAAAGAATATGTAGAAAGTATTGAAGCTTCTACTCCATCTGGAATGTTTTATGATAGAGATATTTTAGGAGTATGGGTAGCAAGTGAAGGTGTTGTATATCAAGACTTTGATAAAAATAAGAATTATATAAATTCTAATGAGTTAGATAATATTAATTTTGTTAAATACTTTGCAGGTACTGACTGGGGTTGGGAACATTATGGTTCTATTGTATTAATAGGTGTAGATGATAGAAATAATTATTATTTAATAAAAGAAATAGCTAAAAAACATAAACATATAGAATATTGGATAGATGAAGCTAAAAAAATAATTGATAAATATGGAGATATACCTTTTTATTGTGATACTGCTAGACCTGATTATATCAAGAAGTTTAGAGAAGCAAGGATAAAAGCTATTGATGGTCGTAAAGATGTTATTGCTGGTATATCAGAAGTAGCTTCAATGTTTAAAACAAGAAAACTTAAAGTAGTTGAAGATAATGTAGATATATTCAAAGTAGAAATATATAACTATGTATGGAAAGATGGTAAAGATGAACCAGTAAAACAATATGATGATGTTTTAGACAGTTTAAGATATGCTATTTATTCAGATTTAAAATATGGTAGGGAAAGAACTTATAACAGTAGATAAAAAGGAGGTGCGATATGCAAAATATAATAATGACTGAACTTGGTGGGTTATATGGTAATGAAGTTATAAAGGAAATGAATGAAATAATAAAACTTTATGATATTTATGAAGGTCCAGGTCAAAATTGGATAGTTGATGAAAAAGATTATACTCCAACTAAGAAGAAAACTAATTATATTAAAAAGTTAATAAAAGAAGAAGCTAGGTTTTTATTTGGCAAAACTCCTATTTTTACCGTACAAGTAGAGGACGATAAACACCAGGAACAAGTAGAAGGAATAAATAAGTATATAAATAAGCTTCTTAAAGATAATTTATTTGAAGATAAGTTAGTAAAAGGTGCTAGAGATTGTTTTATAGGTAAAAGGATAGCTATAAAGCTTCATGCTGATACTATTACTAAAACTATAAGAGTAATGTTTGTACCTAGTTTAGAGTTTGTATATGAGCCTTTTGAGGACAGAGTAGACGAACTTAAAAAGATAATATTCTTCCATCAGATGAACCAGGAACAAGATAAATCTAAACAAATTATATGGAAACAAAAGTATGAAATGGTAGAAGGTAAATGCATATTAAACGAAGGTTTCTATAATGGTAATGGTGATTTACTTGAAACGCTAGCGGTTAATGTAGACTTAAAGCTAAGTGGGATACCTGCTTATGTAATCTTAAATGATGGACTAAGTGGTGATTTACAAGGTGAGTCAGATGTAGAAGAAATACTAGAGAACGGTATAGAGTACAATAAATTAACATCAGAGGATTTAGATGCACTTAAAAAAGGTATGAATAGGATAATTTATGGTACTGACGTAGATCCAGAAGCGAGTAAACATTTTAAGTTAAAACCAGGAGCGTATTGGGATGTATCTACAGATATAGCATCGGATGGGAAACAAGCTCAAATAGGAACTATAGATACTGACTTTAACTATGACACAAGAATGGAAAATACCTTAAATAGAATAAAGTCAGATATGCACGAAGTGTTAAACATACCTATGATAAATAATCAAGACTTAAAAGGTATGATGACTAGCGGTAAGAGTATGAAAGCTTTATACTGGCAACTAATAACTAGATGTGAAGAAAAAATGATGTCATGGCGTCCAGCTTTAGAGTGGATGATAAGAGCTATACTTGAAATGAATGAAGTATATGCTATAAATACATTACCTAAGTTAGAAAGCTTTGATGTAGTTGTAGAAAATCAATATCCATTACAAGAAAATGAAGATGAGGAAATGACATTAGATTTACAGAAAGTTAACGCTCAAACTATGAGTAGAAAATCATTTATAAAAAAATGGGCTAATGTTACTGATGATATAGCAGAAGAAGAGTTAAAGCAAATACAACTAGAAAAGCAGATGTTAGAAGATAGCTATAGCCAATTTGAAACTAATTTTGAGGATGAAGAATAATGGCTAGTAAAGATTATTTAAAATTGGTTGAAGAAAGTCAAAGGGAAAAAATAAGATTAGTTAAAAAACAAAAGAAAGAAATTTCAAAGATATACAATGATATCTATTTAAAGGTATCTAAAAAGATTTCTAAAGCTAACCCTAACTCTCTATCAAAAAGATATTTAGAAGAGCTTAGAGAGGAAATTAAAAGCGAATTTAGGGCATCACAAAAGAAAATAAATACAGTTGTTAAGAAAAATATGCTAGAAGCTTCCAGTTTAGGATCTAATACTCAACTGGATTTTTTTATGGAAATAAACAATCAATATAATTTAGGGTTAGAACCGACTTTTAGAGGTATGTTTGCTAAAATTCCTAAAAAAGCTATGAATGAAATAGTTTTCGGTAAAGCATACAAGGATAGAGCAGGACTTAGTGAAAGAATATGGGCTTATACTAAGTATTTTGATAAAGATATTGATTACATAATAGCAGAAGGTATTGCTAATAAGAAAAGTATCTATGAAGTAGCTAAAGATTTAGAAATATACGTCAATCCTAATGCTAAAAAAGAATGGGATTGGTGTAAAGTATATCCTAAAACTAATAAAAAAATAGATTACAATGCTCAAAGATTAGCAAGGACATCTATAAACCATGCTTATCAAATGGCACAAAAGAGAAGTTGTAAGAAAAACCCATACATTGAAGGTATACAATGGTTATCTTCTAACTCGCATAGAACTTGTGGTTTATGTAATAGTAGAAATGGGCAAATATATACTGTTAATAATTTACCATTAGACCACCCAAATGGTTTATGTACTACTATACCAATTATTAATATGAGTTTTGATGAAATAGGTGAAGAACTTAGAGATTGGATAGATGGAAAAGAGAATGAAAAACTTGATAAATGGCTTGGTAAGTATGGAAGTGAATTTATAGCTTAATAACTATTAACAATTATAAAAATATTAATTAACAATCAGTTAACAATAATGTGAAATAGACAATAAATCTTTACCATTTCAATAATTTTAAACAATGTAATAGACAACAAAAGTCCTCATATAATACAATATAGATATATTAATTTATGGAGGTTAAAAATGTCATACGAATATTATTTAAATGATTTTACATTGGAAGAATTAGAGATTTTTAGACAACTATACAAGATAAAAAAAGACGATAATAAATGCAAATTTACCCTTAGAGAACTTTCTATCAAGTGTGATAAAAGAATTTGCATGAACAAAGAT